TATCAAGGCCTATTGTGATGAGAGGGCGTTATCTGATTTCCCCTTCTCTGAGGCATTAAAGAAGGCTGACAGGAACATTGAGGATTGTGTTACATACATTCTCAATGAGGTCAAGAAAAGCGGATGCGAAGGTTTTGCTGACCAAGAGATATTCAACATGGCAGTACACTACTATGAGGCCGAAAAGGTTGACATAGGTGACAAGTCTATTAGTGCCAATGTGGTGGTGAACCATCATATTGACAAGCCAAAGCCAACCACCATTGCCAAGACAGACAAGAAGGCTACTGCTCCCAAGACAGAGAAGAAGGCAGAACCCAAGCCAACCATAGCACCCATGAGCATTGTCAAGAGTGTTACAAGCAAGTATTTTGATGCAAAGAAGGTTGAGAAGCCAGAGGGAGAGGATAAACCAAAGTTCATTGAACCAACACTCTTCTGACCATGAAGCCAAAGACAGAGATACAGAAGGAGGTTGACAGATATAGTCACCACCTTCACAAGTTCACGGCAGAACAGAAGAGGTATGCCTACGACAATGTGTTTACTGCCCATGTCTATAAGACAAAGGACAAGGCCACATGTCTGACATGCGGTCATACATGGGAGGATGCTACCGATAAGGCAAGTCTTCTCCATTCTATTGGCGGTTATACCTGTCCCAAGTGTGCCAGGCACTTGACCGCCCTCCCCACCATGCAACGTACCCTGCATGACAAGGGGTACATTCATCAGTTCATCACATTCAAGAACTACCAAGTGGTTCGGACATGCTTTATAAAGCGTTCGTGCAAGGCAGGGCAGAAGGTAGAGTACAATTTCAATGAGATCATTCAGCATTGGATAAGAGAGGATGGTAAGCACGTTGTCCGTTCTGTCCTGTATCAAGCAATGGGATATAACGCAGACGCATGGTGTCTGGGTACAGACATAGATATAAGAGGTGATGCAGATAAGTATTATCAACATGCCAAGAACGTATTCCCCAACAAGAGCATATTGAAGGTCATCCGCAGAAATGGCTACAAAGGTGGTTTCCATGACCTCCACCCTGCTTATTTCTTCCATGTGATACTGACCTACCCGATGGCTGAAACACTCTTAAAAGCCAAGCAATACACCTTATTGAGTTATTGGAGTGTCAATCGCATTAAGGAACTTGAGAAGTATTGGCCTCAGATTAAGATTTGCATCCGCAATAACTACATCATTAAGGATGTTGGAACATGGTTTGACCAACTTGAACTGCTTGAATACTTTGGCAAGGACATCTTCTCCCCTGCGTTTATCTGCTCCCCCACCCTCAAGAACGACCATCAGAGGCTCATTGACAAGAAAGAGAAGATCATGGAGGGCAAGAGGATTGCCGAACTCAAGGGCATGATAGCGAAGGCCAATATACACTACCGCAAGAGCAAGGAGAAGTATTTCAATCTCCGGTTCTCCAATGGCAACGTGGATGTTGTTGTTCTCAACAATGTGATGGAGTTCTATTTGGAGGGCAAGGCACACCATCATTGTGTGTTCACCAATGAGTATTACAAGAACGAGGATAGCCTTATCCTGTCAGCACAGAGACAGGGCGAGAGGCTTGAGACTATTGAACTCTCCCTGCGTGAGATGAGAATACTCCAAGCAAGAGGTCTTCAGAACAAGGAAACCAAGCACCACAAGGAGATCATTAAACTTGTTGAACAGAACATTGGAACAATCCGTAAATTAGCACAGAGAGTAGCATGAGTTGGGAACAGAACATACTAACCGCCCAAGTATCTGTAAACAGATGTGGCTGGGCATTGAACGTGCGTTCATTTAATAACAATGAAAGTGATTTCAAGAACATAGATGAACGTAACGGGTATATAAAGCAAGAGGCAAGAGAGGCTATTAAAGTCCTTTCACAAGCACTTGTAGAACTTGAAAATCAATTAAATTTCGTACCATGAAAACGCCAATAGAAATACTCTTAGACAACTTGGATTACACGCCAACAAACGCAGAGCCAAATAAGGAAGGACTGCCCTATGTCACCCACGAAGGTAAACTACAACTTGGCGATATTACTATCAGTGTATTGGTATTGAGTACAGGCCAAAGGATAATACCCAAAGAAGAAATAGAACGACTATTTGGGAAGGACATACAACTAAATAAGACACCATGAACAGGGACAAGAAATATCTGGTGTACTTCACACTACAGAAAGACGAAAAGGACAGGTACAGGGTTCTGATATCTGGAAGAGAAACGGATGTGTACATGACCAAGCATGATATTATGAAGGTCTTGACCGCATCTCAGTTTAAGGAGTTCGTAAAAGAAATGGGTATCTTTGAGATTGAACACAGGGTTCTTGAACCATATCTCAAGCATGAGCCACAGACAAATCACAAAGACCGGTGGAAGCCGGTATGACATAACTCAAACCTTCGGGGATGAGAGAAGGAGGACAGGTTTTTGTGTGTTCCCTGTTCTCCTTCATTTTTAAGCAATCAAATAACCATCAAATAAAAACTAAAGACATGAGAGAGTTAACAAAAGTACAAGACAAGATTGAAGAGATGGCTAAAAAAGAACTTGCCAATGAAATCCTCAAACTTGATTCAGAGTTCAGAGATTTGATACGGAAGTACAACCACATTACCTGTGATGTAACTATTAAGGTACAGGACAAGGATGGAAAATGTTCAATGCCATACCTCGTTCAACTCATCAGAAATGAGGCTTTGGTTGAAAGCATCAAGGACAAATACTTGCCGGGGTATGTAGATGTAATGGTCACTAAACTACTTCAAAAATGAAATGCCCATACACCGACAAAGTAAACGCCTGTGTCTATCTTGATGAGATGACAGAGGATGACCGGAGATATGAATGTCCGGACTGCCCCCACTACGAGCCAAGATCGTACTACGACAGGCCAGAGGAAGAGAGTTTCATAATCTCAGTCCTATCAGTAGCCTTTATTACAATAATCCTGATGGGTTTTGCGTATATTGGCATCAGAATAGTTAAGATCGCAATCCAATGGTTTCAATGAGAAGGCACAGAAAGGCCAAGTTCCCGAAAGAATTTCATGCTCCACAAAAGATGAAGATTATCCGTGTAGATTACCACACCCAGATAGAAGTGCCGGAGAACATGCCAGACGATGTAGCCATTGAACGATTTAACTTGAGGAGGAGAGCAGGTCAACGAATAGGTAATGTGCCGTCAGAGGTCTTAAAAGAGGCAAAAGAAGAAGGGATAGAGCCTGTGATAGACGTTATCCCTTCCGAGGACAGTCCCCTCATCGAAGAAGAGGACGATTAGCATAGCGAGAGGCGGTTATTTTTTACCGCCTTTTCCTTTTCCTTTTTTCTTACCACCACATTTTTCGCAAGTCATAGCATTGTTATTTGGTTAATTCATCTGTGCTTCCCAATGAATTGATCTGAAAGTGAAGATCAAAAGACAGGACAGGTGCGGAAGCATTACCGCCTGTATTATATGGACAAGTGCCGGTAAATTGAAGACTGGCATTTGATGTGTCTCTGTAAATCCGGAATTGGATGATGTCAGAAAGCGTACTGCCAACGGGAGCAAGAATAGGTAAAGAGTAAGAAATCTGATGAATGGTCGTGCCAGGAGTGTAAGGGAAGGCCAGACTATTGCATTTCAAGAATGTCCAAGCCGTTACTTTTGCTGCTGCGTTAATCTGCCACCGATATTGAAATAGAAAGTTTGGAATATAGTTCTTTGCTTGCATCCAATGAATGTGAGGATAAACAGATACGGACAAATCCTTATCATGGTTAAGCTGCACGTTCTTATAAATCATGTCAGCCAAGGCAGGGTTAGCATTATAAGCCGCATTGAAATCAAAATCAACCGTACTTTCTGTTATGTTAAGAGTAATGCCAGCACCGCTTCTCTGGATAGACAGAGCATCCCCTAATTCATCTCGCCAAGGCCGTGCATCTCCCTCCATTACCTGATGTCCGGTAGCATCAAACTCCGTTGTGTCTGGTGCATCTCCCATGATCTGATGATCGGTAATACCATAACCATCAATAGTCGTTGGCTTACCTGTAATGTTATCCCAGGCGATTGTATCTTCATCGCTGAATTTGGTAATGTATTCCATGCTTAAGCCAACAGCAACTAAAGAGTTATAGCCATTTGCCATAGCAACACCAACCTTTAAGTATGATGTCTCAGAACCAGATAATGCCCTTGCAGTTCCTCTTATCCCACCATCTCCCGAAATTAAAGATCGGATGACATCTCCTTGTTTACATCTGCCATTGATGAAAACAAAGACCAAGCCAGAGGTTACTACTTCACAGAGAAGGCCATTTGATATGCCTCCCTCAGTAATAACACCGAGCATCTTCTGTTCGTTATTGCCAAGCAAGGCAAAGGAGTTTTTTTGGACAGGATTAACCTTCACAAGCCGACCAAGAACCGAACTATTTCCGGTAGCGTTAATGACCTTCATCGAATGTTGGATTTTCTTTGGTTAAAAGTTTTTTACACTCATCAAGGTACATGGTATTTAGTTTGGTGATGATCACATGTACCTCTTCCGGAGAGTATTTAATACCGATTAAAAGACCCTTGTGTGAAGGGAAGTATTTCTTATACTCTGCCTTGAGTTCTTCCTTCAGAGCCTCTAATTTGGCCCAATCAGCCTTGTTTATGCCCCCAGATGCCGCCTCAACCTCTTTAGAATACAATATTCGCGCTTCTTCCGTACCATCATCGTAAAGGGCATGCTCTCCGGGCGTAAGGAGAACGATATTCTTAAGGTAGTTGCGAAAATACGGGAATTTGTTCTGCCCTTTGGCTAAAACGTGGGCAAACATATTAAAGAAGAGGGGTGTAGCCTCATAACTGCGAAGCCAGAAGCCAGTAATGAAGGATTTCTTTGGTCTGGTGATCCAGACAATCCGAAAGGTTGCTCTTAAACTGAGATCAATCGGAATGATAGTATTTTCTTTTTCCATAATTCAAAGATATAAAAAAGGAGGCCACACCATCTCAGTGAAGCCTCCCTTAACTAAAAACAGTAAGTAAGAGTTATCGGGTCAAAGTTAGTTAATTTCTGTTTAACAACTCGCATACCTCCGCTATTGTTGCGAACTGGCAGAAGGCTTCCTTATTTGCATAATGGGCAAACTGCGGAAGATCTCTTTGTAATTCAATAAACCTCTCGTTATTCAGAGATGGAGTTAATCCGGAGAGAACATGGTACAACTCTTTCTTCGTTGCAAAGTCTCTTTCGTTGCCCTTATTGAAGGCCGGCACAAACAATTTGTACTTGTTCAACTCTGTGCTGCTTGGCTGAATGAGTTCATCCTTAACATTAGTATCTGCCTCCGGGGTCGGATTAATATACATTTTCTCTTCTGGTGTCAATGCAGCTTCTTCAAACGGCTTGAGATATTCCCTCAGAGTACCTTCCTGATGTGCAAAGATGATCTCACGGAGTTTCTTGTTGGTATTCTTCCCAGGAATGAGCATAAGAGCCTCTGACAACTCACTGTCTTCTTTGATTATCTTAAGGAGATCCTCTGTCTCCATGTCTGTCATTTGGGCAATAGTAAGTTTCCGAAACGCCTGGTCAGGTGTTATAGGATTTTTATGAATATCTTCCTTTGTCCCAAATTCGTGTCCCCTTTCCATTTCATCCACAAGAGGTCCAACTTCATGTGGTCCTTCATAAACAGGCATCTCTTCAATAGGTGTTGGTGGTATAAAAACCGGAGGAGGAGTTACCGAAACATTGGTTGCATCAACAGGCGCAAAGTCCGGAGCCTTGATCTTGTCAACTGCTCTTTCCGTGATCTTTCTGCTTCTTCCCTCTGCAAAACTCCTGTCCGGGATCTGCAAGGACACACCATTACCCTGGTCAATCACAACCGTCTGGTCAACCGGCATGTCAGTCGCTTCTTCCGTAGTGTAGATGCCGGCCATGACATCAGGGAACAAGTCACGCGCAATAAATCCCAATGCCCGGTAGTTAATCATTCGTGCCGGATATTTGTACCAAGACGATGACTTGTACTTCCACCCATCCTGTCCATTGACCTGTTGCTGAGTAATCCACAAACCGGCTCTCTTGGCATTTGCAACAGAGAATGATCGTGTCAAGGTCTGTCCATTGTCAGATCTCGCTGCCGTAATCATAACAATGAAATTCTCTTGTTCGATAGAACCCTCTTCTTTCTCAACCCAGGATCCGGATTTAAGTTTTCCGGAATTGAAGATCATGCTCTTTGCCAGGTCCCCTTTGATAGAAAGCAAACCATTGACAGGAATGATATGCTGCAATGCTGTCAGAGGCGGCAACTGCAACTGATATCCCTGTATCAGAACCGCAACAACTGATGCGGTCTTGCCCTTATCAAAGTCCGGCTTTCCATCCGGTAGTTTCTCATAGAAGTGGTTCGGGACCAACTTACTCTTCAGTAAGATGTTCGCAAAGTTCTCCATCTTCTCAACTGTCTCGTAGGCATCCTCCACGAATTTCGGAAGCCTCGTTTCTGCTTTCACTAATACATTGTCGCTCATAATCTATTTTTAAAGTGTTATTTATTGTTTTCTTCATTTTCTATCTGCCAAAGGTGGTGACAGTAAGGATGTAGGTTCACAAACTCCGGCTTTGGTGGGAATATCTGTGCCATAGTCACGTTATCTGGTAGAAATAAGTACCTGGCTTTCTTAATCTCGTTGTATGACGGAGATGCTGATGGTGTACTGATAGACAAATGCCACAAGCCATTGTCAATGCTGACTATGATATAGCACCTGCCCATTCTAAATGTTCCGGTCTTAAATTCCTTTTCCATCGTTGTATTTCCATTGGTTATTCTTCACTCCCCAGATACTCCTGACCTGTTTTTCTTTATCGCCCTTGATTAATAAATCCATATCAGTTAAGTTGGTGATACATCTTCTTACTGTGGTAATCAACATGTATTTCATTTCTGGCATACCTTGATCCTCTCCGGTCCAGGCTTGAATATCATGTGGAGTGAACCATCTGTTTGGCTCTCGCTTGAAGATCTCAAGGATCTGGTCCTGTTGAGTCACCGCCTTCCGTTTGGCCTCCTTCAACTCTTCTCCCTCAATAGGTATAGAGTTATGAAAGTCTATCTCTTTCTGCTCTTCCATCGCTATTCCTTGTAACACGATATACCATCAAGTGAAAGGTAGATCCTCTCCCTGCCATCCTTTATAGATGATCGTGCCTTCAGGGCAAAATTGACCGTTACCCAATCATTCCTCTGGATGGTGTCAATCTGCTGCATACTCTCGTTGATGAACTCAAATTCTACCTTGTTGGCATACTTGCCGTTCATAACCTCCATGACCAGGACCCGCTTGGCAAACTTGTCAAACTGCATCTTTGGCTGGATGTCAATAACCTTTCCGGAAATTGAAAAATTGTTCGTCTGTACTTTCATTTCGCTCGTCTTTTAGTTTTACATTAATGTTTGAATTGTTATCTCAGTCCGGGGTTTCTCCGAATATAGTTTTCTCCCTACTACTTGGCAAATCAGACTGTCATCCCGATAAAAGATCTTATTAAGTGCATCCTGCACAAACTTTATTAAATTGTCAATATCAGGCTTTGATGAACACCATTCAGGTGCGGTTGCCTTAATCTTGCCGATATTCTTGCCAGTGCCATAGTGTCCTTTAGGTCTCCTCATATAAAAATTAATCTCAAGCATGATCGGTTCGTCAATGGGTGTCGCAGGTGCATCCTGTTGCAGTATTGAGGCAAATGTTTCCTTAACCTTCTTGGCCGGATCGTATGTCTGAACGTGCATACGAACACCGGTTCCCATTGTGTAATGCCTGTGTCGTGGTTGTGCTGACGGCTCTCCCAGGACTGTGAGTTTAATTGTCATTTGCTTCTTTTTTGTCTCTGTTAATTAGTATTGCCGCACACAACGCAAACCCTACATAAAAGCCAATTATAAAAACGCCAATTATTGTTGCTGTCATTTCTTTATGTTTTTAAGTTATGGTTGCCATACAATACCTGTTCCGTTGCAACTCCGACACGTTTCAGGTGTTATTGAAGTTGATGACCAATCACCGCTGGTTTGATTATAAAAACCATTTGGTACTTTCCCGTTGCCTCTGCATACAGGGCAAACTACTGCGGTTTTCTTTTCTTCTGTAACGGGGTCGGCATAATAAGCTCTTATCGCTTCGGGTATATCACTCCGATGCCAACAAGCTCTTGTCGCAACTTCCTCATAATGACTTAACGCTTCTCTCATTAAGTCTTTTCTTGGAGTTTGGTTTGATGTTTCTTCTGCTGCCATGTTATTTTCAGTATAAAAATCAGGAGGTTTCATTTTTAAGTCATCAACAGATGGCTTATAGTTTTTCAGAAATTCTAACTCTCTCGGATCATCCATGTTTGACATATTTACGGGTTATAACATCAGGCTTGTATTTGCCCTGCATTTGCTCAATAACCTCTCGCAATGTTAATTCAAGCATACCTATTAACTCAAGGGGTGTAAAGCCATCACAAGTTCGGTTAAGGCTCATAGAACCATCCTCATATTTGATTTGCTCAATATGATAGATACTTTTTGAAACTACTTTATTCTTATTCGCTGTTTTAGTCATGGCTTATATTTATTTAGTCATAAATTATTTTTGCTACATCCCAGGCAGTCTTAGCACTTAATCTCCGCTTATAAAGCCTATCCAGAAAGGTTAATTTATCTATCCCCTTGTAGTAATTAAGTCTCCATACAAGTGATAAAAACATCTTTATGCGTTTTATCTTTCTCTGCCTCTTTGGGGTTAAATCAACAATTTCATCACCAAAAACCTCCTTCATTTTGGCAATAAAGAGGGCCGAATCATTCTCGTTCCCCATAGTAAAAATGTACTTCTTCATCTCATTCCTCTTTTAAGTTAACTCCCAATACTCTTAACTGATCCGGAGTGAACATCTCTATTGCTCCAGTCTTAATATTCTGGCACAGGCCAACAGTATAGTGAACAGGCACAAGATTACCATAGCTATCAGGAAGTAAATCAAACTTAAGACCCCAATGTAAAAGGATGTAGTTCTCCTTCTTATCCTCTCCATCTTCCTCATACGTTACCTCAACTATTGTCCTTATTCTGCTCATCTGCTGCGTATTTCCAAATATGTCCTCTCTTGCTTGGCCTGTTATACCAAATGGAGTCATAGATTACATCCTTGCTGCACTTTAACTCTTTGGCTGCCACTACCGCACTCTCATATCTGCCAAGGACCTTCATTGATAAATCATATTGTATCACTGGCTTATTATGGTGCTTTACAAGATGATTTCCTCTTTCATCCCACCCTGCCTGGTACATCCAATCAAGATATACCCTCATCCTCTCCTCGTTCTCTTCCGACAGGATCCCCTCCGTGTACATTGAGGCAATCATCTTGTTAATGGCCTTTTCCTTCATCATCACCAGTTGTTTTGCTTAATCTTCGCAAATTCGGCCTCCACCTTCTCTTCTGCGGGACTTTCTTTGATGCGGACAGTAAATGTACGGTTCTTGGCTCCCTTGCGCTCTGCCCAGGTAATATTGCCCGATTTGCCAAAGTCAATAACTTCCACACCATAGCGGTTCATGTCACGGAGCAATAAGTTCTGGATCCCGGTTCTCTCTGCCTCTACCCTGGTCTTTAACCTTCTGAGGAAAGTATCTCTTCTGCAGAGATCAAATTGGTCTATTGTTCCTTCAATAGTCTCTCTCTCCTTGAAGAAGCGTTCGTTCATAAATTCCTGGTACGCCTCTGAGTTATCCGGGTCCGGCTCATGCTTCTGTATGACAGCATCCCATTTCTCCACTTCCGGTATGTTGGCAATCATCTGCGCCACACCTTTTCTCTCAAATGCTTCTTTGGCCGGCAATACCCTGTTTTCCCAGAAAGCCTTTGAGATCTCAATGATCCTCTCACATAGGGCCTCATCCCTCTGGATCTTCTCCACCTTAAAGACATTGCCATCCTGAAGGATCGCTATCTCAGCATAATCACTCTCAATGATAATCATGTACTGATGAACCTGAGCCAGATAGGAGATTGGAATGCCGTCTTGCCACATCTGCGCCGACCAGTATGACAAGGTTTTGACTTCCAATACTCCTTCTGTACTCAGTGGTTCACCCGTAATAAGGTTTACGCCACCCTTCATGTTGATTACCCGGTCAAGACTCGCAAACAGCCAGGGATACTTGGGATTGACAATATAGCCGTTAATATTGCGGCAATCCCTTACGATCTTGTCGTTCTTAAAGTTCTCGATGTAGCCATCATCGGTTCCATCATAATACTTCCAAATTTCTGCTATCTCGTCCTCAAGTTTACGGCCCCAGAACATCTTTGAGTTATCCTCCATTCTTGGTTGAATAGTGCCTACTTTTTCATGGAACAAACGGACTGCCGTGTCATATTTGTTCAAACCAAGAATAGTTGAAACTTCCGATCCTCCGATACCATTTTTGCGAAAGTCATACCATTCCTGTGAATGAGGTTCTATGCGTGTGATAATAAGATCTGATTTCATATAGGATTCATTGTTTTAAGTATCATTCTAATTTCCCAAGGGAGTTTATCCAACCCCATAATCTCCATTGGCTGATCGCCATTCATTTTGAACCATAATGGGAGAAAATAGAACTCCGTGCCATCTGCGCTGCGAATAACAGATCCTATTTTGCGGAGTGCTGACCGGAGATCCTCTTTGTCCTCATTAACAAGAATTGGAGGTATATCATTCTCTGCCTTTGCATCTGCCATCTCCTTCTCTATTTCTTCAAACGTGGGGATATTTGGTTCTTCCCATTTTTTCTGTTCTTCATCAAGTGTATGCTTGATTTGCGCCTTGTCAAGATCATTCTGAGCATTGTCAACGAACTCCTCAACGCTCTTAACCTCAATCACACTTCCCCTATGCACAAAAATTCCGTCCATAAATGTCGTGATTGGCTTCTTTGATTCGTACCAAGGCTTTATCTTGTCCCAGATCTTATCCGGGACCGCCTTGAGGTTATTTCCAAGCTTGATCATTGAGACATATCCCTGGTTAATTCCAAGGTGGTCCTGTGCCATTCTCTGAGAGATTTTCTCTTCCTCCAAGGCATCTCTGAGCTTGATGTGGATGTCATTTTTTTCTTTTGGTGTCATTTTATAGGTGGTTTAAAGTTTAACTTCAATGGCTCAAGGATAAAGTATATCTGCTCAAAGATCTCCCCCAGAATTTTGGCCTGTTCCGACATCAATTCGGCCTCTTGCCTTCCATTGTTGGAAATCTGATTGTACCACATCTGATAAAGACCAGAGAGCCGGTCTATCATACCCTCATGTTGTTTTACCAACTTCATACCCTTTGTGTGAAACTCCCGGAGAAACTTGTATCGGTGTTCCATAGCGTCATACCTGGCCTTTGCAGCCAATTTCTGCTCATCATCCTTCCACTTGTAGTTCGGGTCATTCATTATCACAAATGCCTCATCAACCTTTGTTGACAGGAAATGAACCTCTTTCTGCTCAAACTCGTCCAGGATCTTCGCAAACTCGTAGTTATTTACCAATTCTTCCATTACCTTATTCTTTTAAAATCTATAACCCATACCCAGGGATTTAATACCCATGATCCTTTGCCGTTAATGCTTTCCCATATATCAATATATGTGGCAAATCCATCATGAACCAATCCATTATGTGAACAACCCTCTAATATGCAATCAGTAAGTGTAATATCATGTAATCTCTGTGCCTTGATATCAATTACTTCAAGTTTGATCCGGCAGGCTAATTTGGGCATGAAGATTGAAGGTTTCCACTTAAAAAGATGATGATTAGCATCTGGTACGTCTGCTTTGAAAAGCCACTTAGTTCCGAACAATAGTTCCTCATTAAAATCAGATAGATACCATGTTTCTCTCACCCAGAGAATATCACCAACCTCCCATCGTGCTGTGTCTTTCAGGTACATCGGGATATCCCATCCATCGTGAATATCAAACATGACATTACCAATAAACACATGGCCACTATCCTCGTCATAAACAGGTTGTGGTTTACATATTCTCCTGGTCTGGTCCTTTCTACCTTCCAGAATAGCACGGACCATCGGTGTGCTAAATAATATCGGTTTCTCTGTCATTCTATGTAAAAGATTTTATCCTCAAATACAATGTGAAAATCCACGTTCTCTATCTTGATGATACTGGCTACCTTCCTGGCATAATGCACACGATTGCCAACACCAACCTCAGTACATGCGTGTCCGACCTTCACTACCCTTCCGGTGTTTGGCGGTTCCTTCGTGGTTTTGGGAATGATTATTCCACCATCTGTCTTTTCCGGTAACGCATCCGGCTTGATTAATACTGCTTTTCCAAGTAATTCCATATCAGTTCGGTTCTATTATTAATATTTCCTGCTTGACATACCATCCTACCATCAGATAGTATGATCTCCATATCTCATCGCACATGGCACACAGATAATGCTGCGTGGTAGGATCATCTATGACCTCAAAGAGAACATATCCCAAAAGGATGTTGTTATCCTCTGCAATCAGATCGCCACAGCGATCACATGTAATTCCCTTGCCTACTATCTCGTCCATGTCAGAATGGTAATGGGTCCTTTTTATCAGTGGGAGTAATGTCAAAATCATCTCCCCGGTCAACCTCATATCTCTCCTTAACAGTTACCGGTTGCTCCTTACTCTTTTTTACATCTTCCTTCTCTTCCTTCTCGGTGTACTCTGTAAATGTTCCACCTTTATTGAAATCCATCTTTAACTTAACCCTGTCCTCACACCCAAGTTCCTCAAACCGGATCTTCTCTGTGCGAATAATTGTTGGGGCCTTGCTGTCCACAACATACTTGTCATCTTCATCTGTGGTATCGGTTATCTGGTCCTTTGGTTTCATCTTTAGCTTATTTCGATGCACCAGTATTCCAATATCAGCTTTCTCCTTCCATGCAGAGGATCCTTTGATGTCATAAAGAGATGGCATCTTATAATTCATGTTCGATTGCATGTCAATCTTTCTGGGGTGAACTATGATAATGCCATGTACATTATATGTATCGTTGAAATTAATAAGGTAGTCCAGTTGTTGTGAGATGAAGGTTGTCTCGGTCATCCATTTCGGCTGCTCATGCTCGATTTTATTCCAGGCATCAATCACATAGCCGAAGATGTCCTCAGTCTTTTTAAGGTGTATCAGATACTCCAGAATAGAATTGAGGGTATTGATTTGATTGACCTGTATCTTGCCGTTGAATGTCTCAAAGTTGTTCCTGTCCGGAGACACAACGAAGAAATGCTTGGCCATGAAAGTAATTGTTTTATTCCGCTGCTCTTCTGTCATGGAGTTTGTGGTACCTTCTTCAAATCTCTGTCCTGCCAATACTTCCGCCAGCTTTGCAAATTCCCTTGATACAGGTCTGTTCTCTGGTGTAAACAACGCCCACTTAATGTTCTTGTTGTGACGCACAAACTGAGCCAGATACCACCGGATGAAAACCGACTTGCCTGATCCTGGCACTCCTGTCACAAAGGTTATATGCTTTGGCTTTAATGTGAATAACCTATCAATATAAGGGTATCCAATGCCCAGACCAGGCGTAAAACCGTGCTTGGCCAGAGTATTCATCTCTTCAATGACATCATAGGGCCTTATGATACCCTTGACAGCGAAGGATGATAGGTTGTTGTAACATTCATCTACTCCGGCTTTACCAAGTGCCGGCAGTCCTTTCTTGACATCTCCGTTATAAACCTCGTTGATATCCTTATATCCTGTCGGATAATTGATGTACTTACATCTCACCTTGCCAAAGAAATGAACCAGGTGTTCTCTCAGGAACTTACCGGCCTCATCATTATCGGTTGAAAATATCAACTGGTCCACGTTGTCCGGGTGGAAGAAGCTCTGTACATACGGATCCTCCGCATACGCAAACTCTTCTTTGAAGTTCTTGGCCTTTGGGGATGGTGCGCCCTGCGGAACGCTTACGGCATTGTTATATCCACATTGTTTCCATGTGAGCATGTCAATCTCTCCCTCCGTGATAATGACAGTCCTATTCTTCTGTATCTCGTCATCACTCTCAAAACTGATGGATTGCATACCCCAGAATATAGGCTTTGACCCGTATTCTTTCTTCATCTGCCACCACTTCAATCCGGCCTCTTCTGAATTATACCTAACATTGAGGTATTTGACATTCACCAGTGTCATATTAATGAATGAAGGAAATCCAAGAACCGGATTGCCTTTTACAGTATATTCAAATACTTTCTCTCTGATAGCTATCGCGGGATCTATGCCTCGCCTCTTAAAATAATCGCGGACCTCAGTCGTAAATATGGATGCCGGTTGCTTGGGCATACGACTATGCTCAACAACTTCCTTATACTTATCCTGTATATCAAGGTTTCCGCTAAAATTGCAATGATGGCACTTGTACCACCGGTTCCCCGGCTCGTCATTGACAGTCAGGCACGGTACATTCTTGTGCTTCTTTCTGCTCTCATTGCATTTCGGACAAATAGTGTAGTATCGGGATGCCCCCGACTTGGTATGGATCCCCAGCTCCTCAAACGTCATGCCTTCAAGAATTTCTCGCTCTTCTCGTTTCGTAAGATAAACTTGGGACCTGTACCTTCCGAATCCTGGAATGGATACACGGTATCAAACTCAAAGTAGATCTTACCTTCAAGAATGGAAGGTCTGGTCTTGTTTGTGATAGTAGATACCGGAAGTCCGGACAGGTTTGCGAACTGATTGACGGTAAAAACATTGTATCTCATCATGCTTTTAACCGCCAGTAATGGGAGGTTTCTCTTTATTGCCAGCTTCTCTACCAGCGCAGGATCAGTCTTTACGAACTTGCACTCTACGCTCTGGGCAACAATAACATTAACATCGTTTTCTGCTTCTGCCATATTTGCTGAATTAATTTCTCAACAAATATAGCAAACAAATTTAATAAAACAATATTTCAATTAAAATTAAACGCCACTCCTGTCAGAAGAAAGAAATTTTTAGTAGAGATGTTGTACCCACCACCGAAAGCAATGTATTGCCACAACTGTACGGTGCCGGCCAGAGAGATTTCTGCCGGAGACACCTCGCCTATGTCTGTGCCAAATAACACTATTGCGCTAAAGGCATAGTCCATATATGGCTCTCCGTTCTGTTCGGTAAAATGGCCTATGGTAAGACCTGTTCCCAAAGAAGATAGGGGGGTAACGAGAACCTGATCTGAGAAAGTGAACTGCATTGCTGATACCTGTACTACTGGCCGGAACAGCCATTGGACGTTTACCCCCCTATCGTTTGTTGGTATCTTATCCGGAACCCTTCCGAAGAAGTTGTTCCATTTGTCCTGGGCATTTAAGGATGTTGCAATAACTCCTAATAATGCCATAATTAGTAATGTCTTTTTCATTTGTTCAGTTTTTTATATTCCTGTGCTTCTTCATACATTTTCACAAAATCAATACCTGGCTGATCCCATATCTCGCGGATCTTCGTGGCAAGATCTCTCACATCCTTTCCAACCTTGAGCATTAATGTCCTGTCTTTCTGAACATCTTCGCTGTAATAGGTCTTGATAACGCTATTGAGAAGGTCAACGTATGGATGCTGATATAACTTGTACTTCTTTGCCGTCTGGAGTACCCATTGAACATCTTTTGCTCCATATACAGGAGATGCGCGGAAGATACCCAGGTCAGTGATATCAAACTTCATCTCTCTCTGCGCTATCTTGCCCGTAAAGGCATCTGCGCCAAGTTCAACTCCCTTCAGCATGTATTCTCCATAGTAAGGGAACTGAGCCATGATGAAATCATCAACCATACGCGCATCCCACTTAGGCTCTCCACCAAGACCAGAGACTTTCTGTAATGCCTGGCCAATGACTGTTGCTCTTTCGGTATTGCGGAGAGATATTGAGATATCCATCTCACTTGGAGGAATAATCCATTTATCCCGGAAGAAGTCTCTCTTGGTTGCTGCATGAAGTATTCCTGCAAAGCCACCGGTAAGTCCGGCAAAGTCAAACGGGAAGAATGTCTTATACCCCAAACGATACCAATCCTCTGTAAATGCTTTGTCATCATTTAGTATCAGATTATCAAGGATCCTCTGTACTGATGATGCCATATAACCAAGTTCAAACGGCTTTGGTATTGATAGCCATCTACCATTGCCCAGGGGAATATTGAAATACATATCTCTCTGGTATGCCGGTAACTGCTTATATTCCTCAATGGTGTCATCATCCATCTGTGCGATCAGGATACTGTTGGCCAGGGCCGGAGCCAGTGCTATCATTGCCCACCATGCTAAGAAGTTCCCTGGATTATCCCTGGCTGACCTCACAACCTTTGCCAGACCCCGTATTGCTGCATTGGAGAACACCACGAACTGATTAAGGCTCTTCATGTAGGTTCCTGCCACATGGAAGTCAAGAAGGTCCCTGGCCTCAAACGCTGCTCTTAAGGTAGCCTCATAAGGACTTAATCCCATCTTGATGCCCTTGTCGTATTCGGCCTTATACAGACTTATACGGTTGATCTTCTCTGATTTTGAGAAGAAGTTGTCAATGTTATCCCAATTTGTTTGAACGAATGTCTTGAAATCCATAAAATACTTGTTGGGATCCTTGGAGTGTTTGAACATCCATTCTCTCTGCAGACGATAATAGTCAATCTGATTCTTGATATAAAATCCGAATTGACCACCACCAGTAAGATCGAGCATGTGTCCTGGCGTTTCTCCATAGAATAACATCTCTCTCTTGATGTTTGGCAATCCCTTTGCCCCGCCAACGATCAGCCTCGTAAAGAAGTCTCGTATTGGGTTCCTGATCATAAAAGGAAGTGAATGAGTCACCATTGTCCTTAATAGGCTTGGGAAGTACGTTGCCCATTTCGGGAACATTGGACTATCGTTCAACCCCTTGAGGCTGGCATAGACATACGGATCCTGTATGGTTATCCATAATGGCTTACCACGAATGAGGAATTTCAATGATGTTCCGGCTTGCCCTGGGATCTTTGTGATATATCCTATCCCGGCTATCTCAAACTTATCTTTATCGTAAAATTCCCTATCTCCTGTGAACGCCAAGGTCCATTGTCTGAGAACATTGTTCTTGTCCGTGTTTATAATAATAGAATGTGCGGTTTCAATCTGCACTAAATACGGGTCCACAATGGGATGAACGCTTCCTTTGATCGGATAAATGTGCAACCGGCCTTCATATCCCCTGCTATCCCTTCCTATGGAGTAGAAATCATTGAACCCTTTTATTTCCCAACTCTCTGTCCCAGGTCCATGTTCTCTGAAGTAACGATGGAAGGCAATATAATGCAGATCTTCAGTAGAGATAAGTTCATATAACTCATCACTCATTAATCCACCCTCCCAGGCATACCTGTTATAGTTCATCACATTTAACAGATACCTCCTATTGAACTCTTCAATCTGTTCTGCCTTTCTTGGATCGGAAAGTTTTAATGCCTCCCACTCCTTCTTCGTCTTGTCGGCAACCATCTTATCTGTTTCACCTTCCTGTGCTATGCCATAGATCGCATCATTATCATGGTTGTATCTGTCTGCCGGAAAGAAAACCTTGTCAGGATCAAGTTCACCTTTCATTATTTTGTTGACGATCCTGTTGATCTTTGCCGAATATTTATCCGCAATGTGCGGATACTTTCGCAATATATCCAAAGGAGGCAGCATGTCACCTGGTTGAGCAAGGTCTATCTTAACCTGTTTGCCGCCAAGTTTCCATATAACCTCAAGGATCCTGTCGGCTGCATTAAATCCATAAGCTAATTCCAAGAACTCTCTCATCTCCGGGAGACTGCTATCCGGTAATGCCTCATATTGCCAGGGGAAGCTGATAGCTTCACCAGTGATGGGATCTATCTGCCGTTCCAACTTATTGTTAGTAACGCCAAACATCATCATGTCACCAATCTTATCCATGCCACCAAGTAAAAGATGTGACAGAGTTATGAAATTCTCACTTGGAGGAACTTTCTTCGGATCTTTAACATCTTTGTCTTTCTTCTTAGACATTGCCCATCTCCATGCCTTCTCTGCTATACGGCCTTCATCAAGCCACTTCAGAGCAAAGAGATCGAACTTTGTCACTACCCAATCACCCATCTTTGAGGATGGTTTAAACAGGCTTGTCCATCCCCAGGGAACCTTTCCTTCTTTCGGCAGTCCCCATTTGACATGTTTCCTCATCCGGTCAACACCACTGGCACCAAGATATTCTCTGAAATCGGTGCTGAGAACCTGTATGGCATCCCAGATCTTTGGACTCATGCGCTTAACTCTGGCCTCGAACCACCTGGTAAACTCCGGGAATGACCTTGCTGTTTCAGTAGGATTGACAAGATATGCACGGAAGAACTCTGCCACGCCCTCTTTCATCTTGTACATCAGAGGATTCTTGTCTCCCTTGGGTGGATTACTCCCGAACTGCCATAGTTTCTTAAGTTCAGGTTGGAATAACCCGTATAATGGTTCTGCCTCCGGACCAACCAGGCCGAACATATCATCAAGCCTGTGTCCAAGTTCATGCGTACCAACTTCCAATCTGCCTTTGAACAACTTATCAACAACAAGTTTTCCTATTGACGGTGTGTAGGATCCGGCCCCTCTTCTGACAGACTTATCCCAGAATATCTTCTGGTCAATAACATCAGCAAAATCCTTAAGTATCTGCCATATCGGTTTAGGCTCTTTCCCCTCAATAGGCTCCGGCTGTATCCTCTCGCCCATATTGGCTTTGCTCTTTGAGGCTTTTACCTCTGCCTCTGGCCTCTTCTCTCCATGACCATTAATATTCTTGGTTGCTCTCTCAAACTCCCGAACCATGTTTATCCCACTTCCCTGGCTTGAGGATCCCTTTACTACATTATCGGCACGGACCTCAAAGGTTTCTCCGTAATGATCCTGTATGTATTGGAGCAATCCTTCAAGTCTTGGCTCAGACACAATACCGACCATCTTATCACCATGCACATTGAAGATCTTATCGTAAACAAACTCCTGCAGTCCTTTGTCTCCCCAATATTTCTCACCTCTGGACCTCGATGCCGGCACACGCAACTTATACTGGACCTGACCCTCATAGTTGGGTCTGTCTTTCATTATCTGGATATTGCCACTTGAACTCTCAACGTAGTCCATCGGTGACAATGCCTTGATGATATTCAATGCCCTTGTTGCAGGAACAATAATGCGGTTCTTGTCCTCTTTCACATAGTTCTCCGGAAGCAATAATCCCTTCCGGACCGATCCATCCTGCATGGTATATTCTATGAGCCGGCCCTTGTATTTGGCCATGCCCTGCAGAATGTTTCCGGTAATAACAAATCTCTTCTCCCTGTTCCTGGCCGGCTTGAGTTTATCCCAATCCCGTCTGGTTTCCTCCTGCTCCATTCTGCCAATGCTATAAGAGTTGGCAATGATCTGGCTGACATGAGTATCCTTACTGGCCGGGATCCGGAACCTTCTGCGACTATCTGCCGTTGCAAAATTGAGCATGATATTGCTCGGTGCATAAGGATTAGATTTGGCTTCATTGATATCAAATCCCAGGAATACACCTTTATTCATTCTGATGAGTCCAAGTTGATCGTTCTCTGTGAATGGTACCTCAACCACCCTGCCAGGATAGAAGAACCTGATTAATTTCTCGGTCTTATCTTTTATGTAGGTTGCGCTATCAAGATACATGTTTGTCATGGTCTGATGCTTATCCTCCATTTGCTCAAGCTGTTCTTTCAGCCACCACTCAATATCCTCGGCCCTTCCTTTCTTTCCTTCTGCCTCTTTGCGCTTGGCTGCTATGTTTGCATCAAAACTCACTTGGAGATCTGCTATCCTTTTCCCATATACAGCATCAACACCGGTCCTCATCTTCTCAATAAGTGCAACATTGTATTCATCATCAGACTTGCCGTCAAGGACAGCGTTCACAGCCTCGTCAATCTGGACCTTTGTTAAAGGTTTGCGTAAAATATCAACTTCGATTGTCTCCAGGGTAGTGTCATCTCCAAAGATCGAGATGCCTCCCTTGCCAATGATGACCACTTCTTTCTCAACTGTCACGGCATTTAATGGCTCATTTTTTACCTCCAGGTCATTCTGCCCACTGGCATTGAGATATTCAATCTCTGCATTATATCTCTGAATGATCTCAGTATAGAACTGTTCCTGTCTGTCAATAGGAAGAACGGCCAGCTTGCCGGTTATCTTATGAGCCAATCCGCTTGCGTCATCTTTTGTCAGATCAACGGGATCTCCCATGTCGCTATTCAGGTCCGGGTTCTCCCTCATGTATTCAAGGACAATCTTATCTCCGTACTTATTGAGGAAATCAGTTGTCTCAGTAATGGACTTGCTTGACTGCTGATTGGATGTGGTATTGGCATAGAGAGACTTCAGCTTCTTGGCATTCATCATCGCTATTCTCTTCTCTGCCGGTAAGACAGAAATGACATGGATATACTCAGGCTTATTCACCTGGTCTGCCCTGTTTATCCTACCATCCTTCTGAACTACCACGTTGACATCAAGATCCGGCTGAAGGTTTATCCCAACCCTTTGCTTGGTGTCATTGAATTTCGGTGAACTATGTGCAGACAACCCGGTGGATCCGGACACGTTGGCTATGATTGCCCAACCAGGTTCGTTGTTAAAACTGTTGATCAACTTGTTCTTGTTCGGCTTACGATTGGGAATATACTTGCCCTTCATGTAATCGTCAGTCAACTCAAACCTTGATTTACGGCCTGTTATCTCTGCAATCTTAAACCCTGCGTCCGTTATTCCTTTTATGAGAACATCAATGGGAGATATCGTAATCCCGGTTGATACAGCTTTGATCTTTTCAATCAGTCTCTTATATTCTGCTGCACCCATCTCACTCAGGTCGGTGACATCCAACTGATGCGGCTCATGTACACCCGATGGAGTTTTTAAGGTATATCTCATCACTCCGTTCAGTCCTCTCTTAAGAACTTCCCGGAAGTCTGTTTCAATAGTCTCATTATAGTCCAGA